TTTTGGGCTCCTATTCATGTTTGATCGGCGGTGTGTACCGCTGGGTGTTCGGCCACGCAGGTAATTTCCACCTGCTCGCCGCGTGGCCTCACGGCGATGACTCGGGCTTGCAAGCCCCAATCGTCCGTCTGGCCAAAGGCGTAGTGGGTGCGCTCGCCGTCGGTGCCGGTTTCGATGGGGATGTCGGGGGTTGAGGTAAAAATGGCTTGTTGCTCGGTGGTGCCGGGCAGTACTCGATGTGGGCCGCTGACACCACCGTTGCGGCGGCGTAGTGCCATGACGAAGATCCCCTCTCCCCCGGCCCCTCTCCCGCCTGCGGGCGAGGGGAGTAAATCAAATGGCAGTGGCTCGGAGGTGGTGGCTGTCAGCGAATCGGCATCCCACGCGACTATTTCGCCCCCCGCCCCCCAACTCGGCATGTCATGGGCGATGGCAATCAGATCGCCATAGGTGGGAATCAGCCCTTCCAGCTCTGTGCGAAAGGTGATGATGCGCCGCCGATAACGATTGGCAGCCGCGATGTACTGCCCTTCGCGTGTCGCTTGCGCGGCGCCGGTGCAGCCAAACAAGCGCAGCTTGGCTGGGTTGTCGGTGCTGGAGCCCGGTAGACTTACCGTGACTTCATCCGGCTTCCAGGTGCGGCTGCTAAAGAACTCCACCGTGACCGAGTCTGCCGTTTCTTCACCGGGCATGACGTATTGGATTTTGAGGCTGTTTTTGACGATGTTGCGGGTTGAGAACAAGGCGACCGGCAGGGTGCGATGTTCGTCCCGGACGATGCGCACGATGCCGCCTTGCAGGAATGGCACGGCGCGGCCGCAACGGGCAACGCGGGTGAGCGCTTCCCATACCGTTATCTGCTGGTCGAAGATGGCATCAAAAAAGTCGCCGCGAGCTGCCCAGGTTTGGTCAAGTTGATAGAGGGTAGCGAGGTCGATACGCGAATCGGGCAGTTTTGCGCCATAGCGGGCACGCAGGATGTCGGCGAAGGCCCAGGCGATAGAACGCGTTGCTTGGGGCGCACTCCAGGCACCCCCTCCCCCGCCTGCGGGGGAGGGGAGCAAAACCGACAGCTTGCGGGTGACAATGCAATTGATCAGGCGACTGGAACGCTGCGACAAGTTATCGGTGGCGCGCATGCGGATGGCCAGCAGCGTGACATCAGGCAGCGGCTGTGCCGTAGCCGCCGCGCTTGCCAAATAAGCACGCGCTTCGCCCCAGCGCACTTCGTGGCCAGCGCGGGAGTTGCTGTCTTTGGTGTCGAGCCGGGTTGCGCGTACCTCAAAACGCCCTGGCGCTACCGCGTAGCTGAAGGTAAGACGCTGGGGCGTGCTGGTGGCGAGTGTCAGGATTTCTGTGCCAAGTGTTGCCCAGTCGCCCAGCGGATCGCCTGCGTCGTCAATGCGGCGTGCGTCCACCTGCCACGTGGCCGTGCGGGCATCCAACCCACCCGTGTCATTGGCAAAATAAAGGCCACGCGGCAACAGAATGTCGATGCCGATGTGGGTGGCTTGGGTTTCCTGCGGGTTGAGCGCAAAACCGCCTGTCCAGACTGCGGCCAGCAGTTCTTGCCCGGCCACTTCTGCGGCAGTGACCACATCTGGATTGAACAAGGTGTTGCTGCCGCCGGGCGGGATGATTTGCATCTCCACTTCCTCGAACGCAGTGATTGGCGTGTCTTCGATGCGAATCTGCTCGACATCGTATTCACCCAGGCCGATGCAGTGCAACTGGTGGAGGTATTGCTCGTTGTTGCGGTATTCGCCATAAGGCGATGCGGCCAAGTCGGGATACACCAGATGCCGCCCGTAGATGACCGGGATGGGCTGTGCCAGCCGCGCATAGTTGCCCTGACCCTGCAGGCTGTAGGTGGGCGATGGCTGCGCCATGCTGCCGCCCCCGGTGGCGAAGGACGGCATGTTGGGTGTAGGCAGCGGCACCAGCGCACTGACCAGGACTGAACCAGCCGTCATGATGATGGAGGAGCCCACTGCCGTGGCGAGATTGCCAGAAAAGCCCAAGCTGGCGCCCAGCGGCCCGCCGTAGACAGTGGCGACGACCATCACGGCGATCATCAGCACGGTGCGCAGAGGGTTTTTTCCGCCACCTCCACCGCCGCCTTGGGGTAGCGTGACGAAGATCAGGATGCCGTCGATACGGGTTGTTGCCCAATCGGCGCGCAACACAGGTGCGCCGTCCTTGATGCAAATGGTGGGCACATCGAATTCAGCGACGCCCTGGGTTTGCAGCCATTGGCGGATGGTGAGTTGGTGGCTTGCCGGAAAGACCTCGCGCTGCTGTGGTTGGAAGGGGTTGCGCAGCATGATGACGGCGCTGGACGTTTGGATGCTCATGAAGCCCCCTCTCCCCCAGCCCCTCTCCCGCAAGTGGAGAGGGGAGCCAAGCGGTAAAAACCTTCTACCTGCCAGCCGTGCAGCAGCAGTTCCGGCAGCTTTTGATAAACAACGCCGGCGTCTTTGACGGCGTGCAGCACACCACCACCATCGATGGCGAGCCAGACCCCGACATGCACCGGGTGGCGGGATTGGCGCAGCAGCACCGCATCGCCCTCTTGCGGTTGCACGACTGGCGGCTCAATCCTTTGCCAGCGCTGCCGCTCAGGATGGTGACGAAACGCGCACAGTACTGCACGCAAGTCGTCAGCGTTGACCGGAATTTCCGGTAACTGGCGAGCGAAGTGTTCACGCTGTACGGCAAGAAACAGACCCCAGCAGTCGTAGCTATCGGGGCCGCGCGCACCGGCGATCCAGGGTAGGCCGATATAGGTTGCAGCCCAATGCGGGGCTGTCATCGCGTCAGCCCCGGAAACGTCTTGGCGGTGTAGCTGATGCCCGGAAAGGCCTTGTTGCCGACATCGAGCATCCGCGCCCGTCCGGTGATGCGAAAAATGTCCGCCTCCACTTCGGTGAGCACCAGGTGGATAGGTGGATCCATCTGCGGCCCTTGCAGATCGGTGGACAGGTAGGGCCTGTAAGTCACCACGATCACCGCCTGTGATTCTGCGGCGGCATCCAGATGCCGGACGATTTCGCGCGAGACGTTGTCCAGCGTCACGGTGATTTCGGGCACCGGCAGGGTGTCGACCGGCGGCAGGTCGAGCTCGAAGCCCATGGCGATAAAGCGCACCATCTCGCCACCGTTTAGCGTTGCCGAAGATTCCAGGCGCGCATCCAAGTCTGCGGTATCTCGTACCACACGAATGGCGGTGGTTTGGCCAAGCCCGTCAACAAAGGCGGGGTGGCGCAACTCCAGGGTGTGCAGAATGATCTGCTCGGAGGGCGCGCTGGCGTAGGCCTCTTGCAGGACTTGGGAGAGTGCAGCATCTGGCATGGCTACGCTCCGGCAGCGGCAGCGGCAGCGGCGAGTTTGGCAACAGCTTTGGCGGCGGCATCGAATTTCTCATCAAAGCCCAATCCGGTTTTCTTCGCTTTACCTGCCGCCACCTGTTCAGCAACGAAGGCCATGTAGTCCGGGTCAAGGGTACGCAGGGCTTTGAACTCGTCATCGACCGAGTAACGGGCGCGAATGGCAGTGGCGATGTCCTGGTTGATTTGCCGGATGACCGGGCTAAACCCCTTGATCCCGGCCAGTTCTTCTTTGCTGGCGCGCTTGCAGCGTAGCCGTGGATCTTGCTTGGCCAGCGTATTGGCGAGACCAGCACCGGTGGGGACGGAGATGTAGCGTCGTCCGTCGAACTGACCAAGGTCATCAATGGCCGGGCCATGCCATTCGGTCAGGAGTAGTGAAACGTTGGGGATGTCGTTGTAACCGTAGATGGTGTTTTTCATTGCTGGGTTTCCTTGGCAGTTGGGGTCAGACCATGCAGGGGCGGAAGCTGCCGTTTACGCCGCGCACGCTGGTGTCGCCGACGATGCCGTAGCCGTTGTAGCCAGCGGCGTAGAGTTCACCGCTGGTGGCGAGCAACCAGCTGGCCAACCCCGCTTCGGCATAGTTGTTGTCACCGGCACGCAGGTCTTGCACGGTCACACCGGCGGGCAGTGGCACTTCCTGCGCCCCATTGGCTGCGCCGAAGCCGTACCAGGACGCGCCGTGGTTGCCCCAGTTATTAGCGCCAGAAGCGGCCAGGCGGTTGTCGGATGCGAGAAAAAAGGCGGCTTTGTAGCGGGAGCCGCCACAGCCGATGATTTTGGTAATCTTGCCTTGCATGCCCGTGGGCAAGGCGCATTCCACCGGTGCGTTGCGCTGGGTGAAGTCGCCCGTGGCGCACGTACCCCGGTCGTTGAAGCCCCAGGCGAAGACGCGGCCATCGGTGCGCAAGGCAAAACTGCTGGTGTAACCGGCACCCGCCAGCGCGATATCCGTCACGTTGTTCAGGCCGCCTGCGACCAGCGTCCATGCATTTCTGGCATTGGCAACACCAACCGCCCGGCCTTAAAGCGCCTGCTGGCCGACGTGGAGGACGGCAAGGTTGATGTCATCGTGGTCTACAAAATCGACAGACTATCGCGCTCACTCTCGGACTTTGCTCAAATCGTCGATCTGTTTGACGCGCATGGCGTGACCTTCGTCTCTGTCACCCAGCAGTTCAACACGACAACCAGCATGGGGCGCTTGATGCTCAACGTGCTGCTGTCCTTTGCGCAGTTCGAGCGCGAGGTGACCGGTGAACGCATTCGCGACAAGATTGCCGCGAGCAAGGCCAAGGGGATGTGGATGGGCGGCGTGCCGCCGCTGGGCTATGACGTAAAAGACCGCAAGTTGGTGATCAACGAGCCGGAGGCTGAACTGGTCAGAGACATATTTTCGCGTTATGCGGAACACGGCTCGGCGGCTCGGCTGGTGCGGGAGCTTGAAATTGAAGGGCACACCACCAAGTCGTGGCAGACCCAGTCCGGGTCTTACCACCATGGCCGCACCATCGATCAGCAATTTCTCTTTGTGCTGCTGCGCAACCGGCTCTACCTCGGCGAGATCACGCACAAAGGGCAAGTCTTTGCGGGGCAGCACCAGGGGATTGTGAATCAGCAACTCTGGGATGCTGCGCACGTCATCATTGCCGAGCGTAAGCGTGGAACGCGCGACCGCCACAACGAATCCCCTGCGTTGTTGGCCGGCCTGCTCTACGCACCGGATGGTCAGCGCATGTTACCGACCTACACCCAGAAGAAAAACGGCAAGCGATATCACTACTACGTGCCCTATTTGGAAAAACGGCAGACTGCGGGGGCCACCAAGAAGCCTGGCGTGGTCGGCATGGGCGCGTTACCTGCGGGGGAAATTGAAGCCACCGTGCTTGCGCAGGTACACCGCGTTTTGCAGAAGCCGGAGATGGTCATCGGCATCTGGCGCGCAAGCCTGTCACTCAAGGAACGCGCTGAGCTGGATGAACCGACGGTGGTGGTGGCCATGCGCCAGATCAGCACCGTTTGGGCGCAACTGTTCCCAACGGAGCAGCACCGTCTCATGCGCTTGTTGATCGAGCGTGTCAAGATGCATCACGATGGCTTGGATATTGTGTGGCGGGAAGACAGTTGGCATCGCTTCCGCCGCGAACTGGAGCAGCATCCCTTCGTTGCCGAGCAACGGGCCGCCATCGAAGAAAAGCAAAACGAAACGGTATGGGAGGCAAGCGCATGAGCCCCGAGAATTTGATGCGGCGAAGCGTGGAGGTAAAGCCATCGGGCGTGCCACGTCAATACGAGGACGTAGGGCGCTCGGTGACGTTTGTGCCGCTAACCATCAAGCGTCGACATACCGCGAAGCTGCTGCTACCGCCACCGGGCTGCGAAGACGCGAGGATCACCGCCTCACTGGATTTGCCAATGATCCGCACCCTGGGCAAAGCGTTTTACTGGCAGAAGCTGCTCGACTCAGCTCAGGTGGCCAATGCCACCGAACTTGCCCGCCAACTCAAATTGGAACCCGGCTGGGTGGCCGAAGTGCTTCGCCTGACGCGACTGGCACCGGATATCGCGCAGGCCATCGTCGATGGTCGGCAGCCACGACATCTGAATTTGCACGCTGTGCGCGGGCGGCAGGCCGAGGTGCCGGTGAGTTGGGTGGCGCAAAGAGTGATTTTTGGATTCACCGCGCCGCATGGCCAGACAAGCCTTGAGAGATTTGCTGAACCTTCACCTCGTAATACTCCAGCGCCATCTGAGCCAGCTCGTGAGGAAGGCGGCTTTTAACTGGGCTCCCCATATAATTTTCCGGTGGAGGATACGTTACCCCTCGACTTGTCAGCGAAATCACTTCAAGCCGATCTGGGTGGAATTTGATCTCCAGATCGCCGTCATACACAAGGTTATCGACTTGTCCCGAGCCATTGAAAATCCCCTTGTGAATGCGGCCGCCGCCCGGGCCACCCGTAATTGTTAGGCCCCCTGACCGGTTGACCACGATCTCTTGAATCGAATGCTCGTCGGTGTTTCTTGCCTGTACGAGATAGCGCAGCAGGTCGTCTTCTTTGCGCCACCGATTTACCTCACTCAAATGCCGTTGAGATCCGCCGTCAGCATGGAGCCCCTTTTCCAGCTTGTTCCATGCGCGGTCAAGATAGTGCAGGAAGTCCTTCCAGGATTTTTCATAGCTGACCATGTCGGCGGCAGATTGCATCCGCAGGAGCGCCTCACGCGCCCAGGCAAGTTCGTTCACGTCCATCACACCCCCCTAATCATTTTCGATGGCATCAATACTACTGGCATGTATGCTTTGCACACCATTGCCAACGTCGAACCGTATCCGACGAAGAAGTCGTAACTCGTTGTCAGAAAAGGCGTTCTGCGTGTGCTAAACCAGCACGGTTCTCCACTATTTTTTGAGAACAGAGAGTAGAGAAGAATCGAACGGCTCAAGAAACGGGCCGGAATGGTGGGGTAACTCTATGGGATCGGCACACGCAGAATGGCGCGGAACCCCACGTGGCTTGGGGGAAAGCCAGAAACGAAAAAGCCGACTGAGAACAGTCGGCTTTGGAAATTGGTGGCCTGGGGCGGAATCGAACCACCGACACAAGGATTTTCAACTCTGATTGACCACGTTTTACCTGTGCATTTTCAAGCACTCGCAGCGTGGCTAAAAGTTGGTGTGCGAATTTTTGCACTGCACAACACGCAAGGATAATTTTTTTATGACAAACCATTTTTGCTATGCCTGTCAGTGGTGCTCCACTGAGGGTTAGAACTACATGTTTTTTCCTGCGCAGACCAGTGTTTTTACGCCGAACAACATGGTTTCTCAACATGTCACAGCATCCGTCTACGCTGCCAAGCACAGCGCAAACAAGATCAAACAGACGCGCTGCGTTGTTGTTGCTGCTGCTTTTGTCTGCGTTGGTTCTCACGCTGCTGCTGCTGGCGCACACGTTCTGCCTGCAGCTGCTGTCTGCCCTTTTCAACATTGTTTTTCAGTCCGTTAATTCTCGCCTGTGCTGCTGACAAGGGCTGTTTGGGTTTGATTGGTTTTGAGATAACTTCGTAAATACGCATCTTGTATTTACCGACACCCTGTTTATCAATCAGCACGCTTTTTCACCCATGCGTTGAGCAAGGCAAAAAACGTGCTTTTCAATAAACCGTACCCTTACCCCCTGCCCTTACCTACCAAACCCTTCACGCAGCGTGTTAGCCGCTGCTTCAATCTGCGTGTCCAAATCACCAGCCAGCACTGCTGTTTTGATCAAGTCCAGCACACCCACCAAATCTTTTTCACTCGTCACTTCCACTGCCCACTTGCCTTTGGCCAGTTCCAGCACCTTCGTGCCATAACGCACACTCAGCGCCAACTTGCCGTTGTCTGCAACAAACCACCAAGCTTTGACACGCTTGCTCATTTCCACCTGTTTTCGCAAACCCGTTTCAGCGTCTGTAATAGATCGAAACTTGACGGGAGCGAACGTGGTTCCCGCTTGCTGTGCCCGTGCCAACTCCGCTTGTTCCCACAAGCGTTTCGCCAACTTGTTTCGCCGTTGTTGTATGGGCGACATTTGAGTGGGTTTCTGTGCTGTAGTCAGCTTCAATCCTGTAAGTCCAGTCATTGCGTTGTCCTTTGTGTGTAGCAATGAACTAACTTTAATTTCATCACCAGCATGTGGACAAACAGATTTATTCATCTCGTGTCAATCTGCCACACGCACCAAACAATGCACCAGTTTTTGCAGCCTGTTCTTATGTCGGTGCTAAATAAACGTATGAACGCATACAAGAACAAAAAAGATGACGCACTCACAGCCGATTGGTTGCGTGACGTTGGTTTGAACGACAAGACTTTCAGCACCACAAAACTCAAATTGGTTAGAGCACAAACAATCACACACGTCTTGCTGACCCAGCATCGTGCCCTACTCTCTAACAGCCAACTCCACTCACTCACAGCGTTTGATCTGGCAGTTGGCAACAAGCGGGAACGGGCACACATCACAGACGCTTTGTGTCATTGCGTTATGAACATCAACACCAGCGTCAACCGAAAGCTGTTCAAGCAACACCGAAAACTCAATCAGCAACACATCACAGCACCCAACATCTAACCAACTCAGGCACCAACAGCAGATAAACAACTGCTCCACCAAAGTGTAAAAACCCAGTTTGGAATATGACGGCTAATGAGACTGGACCTGTTACGCAACGCGCTGTGAAGCGTTCGTAGTCCGCAGGTGTGCCGCAAAGTTTTCTGCCAAGCAAGTCAATGCTGAAGCAGGTTGGAAGTTTCAATACATACGTCTTCCGTCAAACTTTTTCACAGTCGCGTGCGATTGCTTTCGTCAAACCAATCTACGCGATGCGGCGGCTATGTTGACTTCTTATCAAGTCACATAGCCGTCGCATGACTTCATGCTTCATCACCCAATCAGCACAAAACACAACAGAAGAAAAAACAACAGAAGAAAAGAAGAAAGTGCGTTGAGCGCGAGCGAAAGAGCAAGCGAACGCGAGTTCGCTCTACGCATGCAGAAACACTGATGTTTGATCTATGACGTAGCTGGCCAAACTAAAGTTTACCCAGCTAGCTAGTGTTCATAAATCACCAGGCCGATAATTTTCAGTGGTGCACAAAAAACAGCAGCGCCAAAATATGTACAGCTGCAATCCATTTCTCCCAAGCAGCAACACGTCAAATCAAGCGCATAAGCGCAGCAGCGAACCCGTCAGCTACCCGAGTAGCTGGACGCCTTCAAAAACGCTTGTAGGGCTTGCGCACGCAGCGATAAATACATGCGACCAAAGAGAACTTACAAACTGCTTGGTTCACAACGCAAGCTGTTGATATCGAACAGAAGAGCAATACACCGACACGTTGGCGGGTTTCGGTTGTTCTGTCCACATCAAAGAAAGCACACTGCAAACACACAACATATTTGGAGAACACACATGGCAGCAGCAAAGTCCTTAACGCCCGCAGAAATCGAACGCGTACTTGACTACATCGCACACAACACCAACTCACAGCGCAATCGCATCATGTTTCTGCTCACAGCGATGGCGGGCTTGCGTGTTTCGGAAGTGGCCTGCATGACGCTTGGTGATGTGCGTGACGCAGATGGCTCTGTTCGCAGCGAAGTGTTCTTTTCCGCTGAGCGTGTCAAACACGGCCATGCACGTACGGTTTACATCAACTCACGCTTGCAGCAAGAACTCAGCGACTACATTGCTTCGCGTACATGGCGAGATGCAGCGCAGCCATTGTTTCCCACGCATCGCGGCGCACGCAGAACGTTCAGCGCCAACACGCTGACGCAGTACTTTTTTTACATGTATCAGCGGGCGGGCATCAAAGGCGCCAGCAGTCACTCGGGACGCAAGACGTTTTTGACGAGTCTGGCCACGCAGGGGGTGAGCGTGTTTGTATTGGCTGCACTTGCTGGGCATCGCAGCATTGCCACCACCCAGCGCTACATCACAGTGAACGATGATGTCAAACGGCGTGCTGTTGAGTTGGTTTGAGGTTAGTTTCTACGAAATTTTTTACTTACAGTTGGGATTAGGTCGGTTCCATTTATCTGTTCCACCGCCACCGGGTCCATTGTAGCAACCACCGCCAGGACCTGTGTATGCGCCACCACCTGGCCCTGTGTATGCACCGCCGCCAGGACCTGTGTATGCGCCACCACCTGGCCCTGTGTAAGCACCACCACCTGGCCCTGTGTATGCACCACCGCCAGGACCTGTGTATGCGCCACCACCTGGCCCTGTATATGCACCACCACCTGGACCTGTGTAAGCACCACCACCAGGACCTGTGTATAAGCCACCGCCAGGACCTGTGTAGCAAGGGCCGCCAGGTCCTGAATATCCAACGCATCGTGCATTCGCCGATGCTGCTAGAAAAGCCAGAAGCATGATTACTAACTGAAGAAATTTTCTCATAATATTTCCATTTTGTTAAATTTTAATTTGGCGCCGCATAAAAATATTTGTCAATATGTTTTGCAAAACGCACGGTTTTTCACAACATCTACCGTGCATTGACAAAAAACGTGCTTTTTAATAAACCATGTCCTTCAAGTCCATCTGAGCACTAGTAAAAAATTGACCGAAGGCTGGAAAGCCTCTATTTACGGGCCTTCCCAGCCTTCGCCCCTGTTCTTTGTCCGTCCTTGTTCGCTGCCCGTTCGTGCTCTTCGCTCATCTCAATCTGTTCTAACTCGTCGGGAGTCATTTTTTTTCGTATCTGTGCACGTATCGCATCTTCCATGGCTCGCACTTCTTCATCTCGGGTATTACGCTTTTTACGTTCAACTTGCCCCAAATGTGCTCGCTTCAATGCATTTTTCGCAGCAAGGTCGGCTTGGTAAGCATCTTTGTTTTCATCACGTGCAGCAAAGTATGTGCTCAGATAAATTTTAGCTGCTCTGACTTCACTTTTGTTCATCCTTTCTAGCAATGCTTCAAGCTCACCATGTTGTGCTGCTGCTAACGCTTGCTCGTACGCTTCAATATGCACTTCACGCTTGCTCTTCCAGCCCAGCGCTCGCTCTTCTTGTTTGTCACGTGCCCGTTTGACTTTCCTCAACGCTTGCTGTTCAGCCCAAGCCGTGTTCATAGCCGCAACCTGTTCATCACTCAGCAGTGCCTCGAGATCTCTTTTCGCAACAACCTTGTCTGAACGCAAATCAGCGAGCCGTTGCTCAAGTCGTTCGGGCAAGTGTGTTCCATCAAGTTTTGGCATAAATTAAAACAGCGTGAGTTCTTACGCTCACGCTGTGCTTTGTAGTTCTGGTTTAGCTTACTTCTTTGGTGTCTTTTTAGCGGCAGGCGTTTTCTTTGCCGCCGCTTTGTCACCTGTTGCTTTGCCCTTGCCTTTAGCTTTTAGACTGCCACGCAGTTGTGTTGCTGTGAAACCGTGCTGCTTGCACAGCTTCTTCACCAGTTCCAAGTCAACATCTTTGCTGGCTTCGAGAAGTTTTTTCTTCTCATCTGCAAGCGCTAGTTCTTGTGCTGCAATTTCTTCAAGTCGTTGTTGGGGTGAGGTCATTTAGTTTTCTCCTGTTGTTAAAACTGTTCAATCGCAGTTCTTGAAGTTGCGTGCTGTACATTCTCTTGCCATCTTTTGCGCTTGTTCAATCTGTTGCGGTGACATTAACTTGGCTACAATTTCACGATTTTTCATTGCGAGTGCATTTCCATTTGCTGCTGCTATGTTGGACCACATGTGCGCTCTAGTGTTGTCTTGCAGAACACCTTGCCCATTGGCGAACATCGAACCAAGATTTGATTGAGCGATAGCATGACCTTGTTCTGCTGCTAGGCGAAACCAACGCACTGCCTCCTTGTAGTCCTGCACAACACCTTGTCCTTTGCTGAACATGACACCAAGATTTGATTGCGCACCAGCAAGACCTTGTGCTGCTGCCAGTCTGTACCAACGCACCGATTCTGCATAGTCCTGCGCAACTCCTAGTCCTTTTCCGAACATTGCACCAAGCAGGCGTTGTGCTCTAGCATGGCCTTGTGCTGCTGCCAGTTTGTACCAACGTACCGCTTGAACATAGTCCTGTTCCACACCTATTCCCTCACTGAACATTGCACCCAGCATGAATTGTGCATCAGCATCACCTTGTGCTGCTGCCAGTCTGAACTTGGCCAGCGCAACTGAGTAGTTTTTGTTCTCAAATGCTGCAACACTGTCTTCAAAATCACCAGCCCACGCTGCACTCGCAAACAACAATGACACAACAACAAATAGTTTTTTCATAGTCTTAATCGCAGTTCTTGAAGTTGCGAGCCAAACACTCACGTGCCAGTTGCTGTGCTTGTGCTATTTGTGCGGGTGTCATACGGGCTGCAGTCAAGTCACGGTGTTTAACTGCATCTTTGTCACCCTTGACTGCCGCCAAGTTGAACCACATGTGTGCTCGCGTGAAATCCTGTGCAACACCTTGTCCCTCGTCGAACTTGAGACCGAGGTTGAACTGTGCAAAAGCAAGGCCTTGTGCTGCTGCCAGTCTGTACCAACGCACCGATTCCACGTGGTCCTGTGCAACACCTTGTCCCTTGCTGAACATGACACCGAGATTGAGTTGTGCACCAGCATAACCTTGTGCTGCTGCCAATCTGTACCAACGCACCGCTTCCACGTAATCTTGCGCAACACCTTGTCCTTCGTCGAACATGTTACCAACCATGAATTGTGCAAATACATTACCTTGTGCTGCTGCCAGTCTGTACCAACGCACCGCCTCCACGTGGTCCTGTGCAACACCTTCTCCGACATAGAACATGTTACCAAGCATGCTTTGTGCATCAGCATTGCCTTGTGCTGCTGCCAGTCTGTACCACTTCACCGCTTCCGTGTAATTCTGCTTTACGCCCGTTCCACCGCGGTACATGTCTCCAACAAAAAAATGTGCGAAAGCATTCCCTTTTATTCCCGCTGCCTTAAATTTTTGTATTGCTGTTGCGTAGTCTTTCTTGTCAAAAGCCGCAAAAGCGTCTTCAACATCACCAGCCCACGCTGCACTGGCAAACAACAATGACACAACAACAAGTAGTTTTTTCATAGCTTTAATTGCAGTTCTTGAAGTTGCGCGCTGTGCATTCTCTGGCCAGTTTCTGTGCTTGTGCTATTTGTTGGGGGGTCATTCGAGCGGCAGTCAAGTCACGATTTTTAACTGCCTCCTTGTCGCCGCTAACTGCTGCCAAGTTGAACCACATGTGTGCTCGGGTGAAATCCTGTGCAACTCCTTTTCCCTCGTCGAACATGAATCCGAGATTGAGCTGTGCAAGTAAATCGCCTTGTGCTGCTGCCAGTCTGTACCAACGCACCGCTTCTACGTAGTCCTGAGCAACACCTTGTCCTCGTTCGAACATTGTACCGAGAAGGACCTGTGCCTGTACATCGCCTTGTGCTGCCGCCAATCTGTACCAACGCACCGCTTCCACGTAATCTTGCGCAACACCTCGACCACGATTAAACATGAAACCGAGGTTGAACTGTGCACTTGCATTTCCTTGTGCTGCTGCCAATCTGAACTTGGCCAGCGCGACGGGGTAGTCATTGTTCAGAGACGCTCGTAAACCGTCTTCATAATCACCAGCCCACGCTGCACTGGCAAAGAACAATGACACAACAACAAGTAGTTTTTTCATAATCAGCTCCACGTCAAGCCAGTCTACTGGCCGCCATAGTGGCTGTCAACTTGCTGTAGTGCCGCTCAATCATTGCCGCACTATTGCCCATCTGCTTTGACAGCGTGTGTATGTCTGTGCCCTTGTTCAGCAGTTCCAGCGTGGCGTAGGTGTGACGCAGGCTGTACAAGGTGCGTGTCTGCCCTTCAGTGTTCTTCTCCAAACCTGAATCACGCATCAGTCGCCTAAACGTGCCGTTCAAGCTTGAAGGTTGATATCCGTTTGAGAAGCGGAACAGCAGATGCGGCACTCGTGTCGCCAATGTCGTTTCAAACGACACGTCAGAGATGTCCCTTTGCCTGCTGTGAAGGCGCTGTAGAACATCAACAGCACGATGTTTGGCAATCAACCAACGGCCGCCGGTTTTGCCGTCCACCCAAATGCGCAGGTAGCGAACATGTTTGTGCGTGTGCCACTCCAAGTGCTGCCACCTGATGCCCAACGCTTCTGTGCCGTGCCGCATGCCAGTGAGCAGCAGCATCTCCACGTAGTCACGCAGCAAGGGGCGCATTTCGCGTTCTACCGCGAGTCTGCCGCCCTCAGCCCATGTGGCCATAAACACCAACAGATGACTAATCTCTGTTTCGCTGAACGCAGGGCGTGTGGTGCCTTTCAAGCCCCGTGTCGACAGCTTGGGCACAGGCACTCGTTCGCTGATGAAGCCACGAGCCACAGCAAGGGAAATAATCTTGTTCCACGCACTTGTGAAGTTGTTCAGCGTGCTGCTCTTTGGTTTACGCAGCATCTGCCTATCCCTCCACAGTTCAAACTCGCGTATGTCTGTGTGCGTCAAGCTCTCCAATCGCCGCTCACCGAAGTAGGGCAAGAAGTAGCGTTCGATACAACTCACATAACTGTTGTTGGCAGTGGTGCCATTGGCGGCGTCGATTTGTTGTCGCAGTTCTGCCAACACCAAGTGCGCTATCTGTGCAAAAGAGTGTGCTTGGTGTGCTAAGCCCAAGCGCTGTCTGTAGCGTGCTTCGTCGTAGATGTTGCCTGCTGCGGCAATGGCGTGTTCTACGCTGGCCTTGCCTGTGGTTTGTCTGTGCCACGTGCCGTCCGCCAACTTGTAGCGACATTGGTAGAGCAAGCTGCGTGTTCTGCGGTACACGACGACTTCACCGTCACGCAAATAAATGGCTGTGGGTTGGGCTGACGTCAGTGACGCAAGGATTCTTCTGTTGTTGGTCGGTGGCGATGTGGCCACTGTGTTTTCTACTTGTGGCGCAAGCGAAAAGCGTGTCACCGCGCAAGCCCTACAGCGCAAGAGCAAGTGGCAACAGCGTGGCTACTACTGTGCCACACGCTGCGGCAATCGAAAGCAGAATAAAAAACACCGCAGGCACTTGCGCGGCTACGGTGTTTTGATGATTTTGCTGGTGGCCTGGGGCGGAATCGAACCACCGACACAAGGATTTTCAATCCTCTGCTCTACCGACTGAGCTACCGGGCCAAGCCTCAAATTATATATCAGGCGGAGGGCACTTTTGCAGACTTCAGCTCTGGCGTTTGCTGCGCGTGAGGTCGACGCCGAGTTGTTTGAGTTTTCGGTAGAGGTGCGTGCGTTCAAGTCCGGTCTTTTCGGC